GCCTGTGTCGGGGTGGTCGTCTTCCTGGTGCTGGTTGGTGTGGTCGGTGGATTTCGGGGCGCGTTCGATGAACAGCCGGCGGACGTTGCTTGCCGGGTCGTCGGCGGCGCGGTCTTCGGTGGCAAGGTCGGCGCGGTCGTGCTCGGCGGCCTCGACGTGGTCGCCTCCGTCGGGCGGCGCGGTGTGCTGGTCGAGCAGGCCGGCCGCTACGTGCTCGAGGGCGAGGCGGTAGCCGGCCGTGTGCGCGTCGGCGAGCTGGTCGGCCGTGTTCTGGTGTGCCCGCTGGGACTGCCAGACGACGAACGGTGGGAGAGCAGCAAGCCCGATCAGAATTCCGGCGCGCGTAAGGCTGTCGCCCTCGTCCCGGATGCCGGCGAAGCCGAGCGCCACCCCGGCGGAGAACAGGGCAAGGGCGAGAGCAGGAAGGTTGCGGCCGATCACGTTTGGGTGCCTCCGTACATTTAGTGCTCTGCGAGGTTCCCCTCGCCTGTGCCGGGGGGTGGCTTGCGCTGCAATGTCTCGGTCATCGAGACGAACAGGCGGCGCGACTGTTCATCCGTGATCCCGAGCTCGTCGGCGGCCTGCTCGGGCGTGATCTGTCGGTCGGTCTTCGGCGGGTGCTGCACGGCGCGGAGTTCGCTTTCGGCGAGCACGCCGGCGCGTACCAGCACCTCGCCGAGCGGGACGCCGAGCGTCTTCGCGAGTAGGGCGAGAATGCGCGTGTCTGTGACGTGGTCGCCGCGGAGCATGCGGCCGACGGTGGGTGCGCTGATACCCGACGCTGACGCAAACGCGCTCTTGCCCCCGCTGCGTGGTCCCGAGAGGTCATACCCGCGCGCGGTGAGCTGGGCATGTAGCCAGTCCCCGAACGAGGGGGCGCGGTGGTCGGCCGCGCCGTGCTTGGTGTTTTTCATGCATGAAATGTAGCGCGGTGAGGGTCGCCTGAACACGCGTACATCCGGACACGTCGAATCTCGTCACGGTCGCGATCCCCCTCGCTCACGCGGCGCCCCTGACCTGCGCCTTTACATCGAACTGGTGTCCGATTCTGCTCGCGCTCCTCGCCCTGTGTCAACGCCTTTGTACCCGTTGCCACCAGCCCTAACTTTCAGTCCTGAAAGATAGGTGTTACTTTCTGTCTGGACAGACACTCTGTCTGGCCAGAAAGGAACGGCCCATGTACGACCGCGCCCTCTTGCAGGCAGTTGCCAGCGACAAAGGCGACCGGCATTACCTAGACCTCGCAGCGCGGCTGAAAGTTGCCCCCGCGACGGCATGGCGCCTGTGGACCGGCAAGACCGCGCCGAGTGCCCGCGTCGCCGCCGCCGTCGAGGACGCGTACGGCATCCGTGCCGCGAGCCTGCTCAAGCCGGCCGCCGTCGAGCGCGTCGAGGCCGCGGCATGAACGCCCCGACGATCACCCGCGAGCAGGCGTTCGCCAACGCCCGCGCCGTACTCGACCGGGCCCGGGCCCGCCGCGACGCCGACCGCGCCGCCGGCCGCCTCGCCCCCGAGGTCGAGCTCATATGCCGCCGCCTCGAGCGCCAGCAGCGCACCGCGCCCCCCTCGCACCGCGCCGCCGCATAACGCATGCGGGCCGCCCCGGATGCACCCGGAACGGCCCAGCACGACCAGCACCAGAAAGGCACGTCGTGAACCTCGAGATTACCCCCGGACACCTTCCCCCCGTCGCCGCCGACCGCGCCGCCCCCGCGCTGGTCGAGCTCGACCTCGACGAGCTCGCCCTCGCGTTCGCCCAGCGACCCGAGAACGTCGCCCGCCTGCTCGCCGCGCACGCCGCGAACGTGCTCGCCCTCGACCTCACCGCCGTCGACGACACCGCGCCGCACTACGAGTGCGCCATGCGGGCCGCCACGGCCAAGGGGAGCCGCGACGCCCTGCTCGCCGAGCTCGGCGCCCGCCCCGCCCTCGCCGCCGCCAACCGCACCACGAACGGGATGACCGCATGAGCACCCTCACCGCCTCGCAGCAGGCCGCCGCCGACCGCATCGGCGCCACGTCCGACGCCCTCGCCCGCGTCGAGGTCACATACGAGCCCGCGCCCGCGGGCACGCCGACGGACGCCCCGCGCGTGTTTGCCGTCGTGGCCGCCGTCATGAAGGACGCGATGCCCGTCGGCAAGAACCAGCGCAACGAGCAGCAGAACTACAGCTTCCGCGGCATCGACGACGTCATGTCGGCCATGGCCGGCCCGATGCGCACGCACGGCCTGTTCATCCTGCCGAGCATCGCCGACCACAAGCAGCAGCGAGACGGGAAGATGACCCGGACCGTGATCACGATGCGGTACCGCATCTATGGGCCCGCGGGTGACTGTCTGGTCGCGGACGTACCGGGCGAGGCGTTCGACTACGCCGACAAGAGCACGAACAAGGCCCAGTCGGCCGCGCTCAAGTACCTGTTGTTCACCCTGTTCATGCTGCCTGTGGACGGCCGCAGCATCGACGACGGCGACCGCCACCACCCGGAGCCGAGCGAGGAGCACCGCGCCGAGCAGGCCCAGCGCCAGCAGCGCCAGCAGCGCGGGAAGGGCGGGCAGCAGCGCCAGCAGCAGCCACGCCGCAGCAACCGCGCCGAGTCTGGACCGTGGGAGCAGGCCCCGCAGCAACAGGCCCAGCAGCAGCGGCCCGACTACCTCGCCGCGGCCCGCAAAGCGACCAGCCGTGAGGCGTTCGACAAGGTGCGCGCCGCCGCCGTCGCGGCCGGCGCCCCCGCCGACTACCTCGCCCAACTCGACGCCGTCGCCACCGAGCGGGCCCAGCAGGCACAGGCGCCCAAGGAGCAGCGGGGCGGCATAACCGTTGTCGATCCGTCCGTCGTCGTCGAGCAGCCGCGCCAGCAGGCACCCGCCACCGACGACGAGCACGCCGTCGCGCTCGGCGAGATGTACGACGCCGCCAAGACGGCCGGACTGGCCGACCGGGCAGAGGCCGACCAAACGTTCGCGAACCAGTTCCGCACCAGCCCCCAGCAGGCCACGCCCGCGCAGCTGCGCAGCATGCGCGACGACCTGCTCGACGCCGCCCGGAGCGCCGCCGCATGACCAACACCGACACCGCCGAGCGCGCGCAGGGCGAGAGTCTGCGCGACCTCGCCCTCGAGGAGGCCGCGTTGAAGCTGCTCGCCGAACGCGTGGCCGCCGCGCAGAAGGACGTGAAGAAGCGGACACAGGCCGCCCTCGACCGTGCCGCCGAGCGCGACGGAGTCGAGCGCGTCGTCGCCGAGCTCCCCGGCGGGCAGCAGGTCGCAACCGTCAGTCTCCGCAAGGGCGAGACCGGGCCCGTAGTCGTCGACGAGGACGCGTTCGCCCGATGGGTGAGGCAGACGTTCCCCGACGAGGAGTGGACCGAGACGCGCATCGTTCGGACCGTCAAGCCGTGGAAAGCGGCCGAGTTCCTGGCCGAGATGGAAGCCGCCGGCGCCGCCCAGCTCGCCGACAAGGAAACCGGCGAAGTGCACGACGTACCGGGCGTGATGATCAAGCCGACCCGCGCCCGCACGCACGCGATCACGTGGCGCAAGGACGGCCGAACCGCGGTCGCCGAGGCATGGCGTACGGGCACCCTCGCCCGCCAAATGGCCGCCCTCACGGCCGGCGAGGGGGACGCCGCGTGATCCTCGCCGCCGCCTGTGGCCTCGCCAGCCTCGCCGCCCTCGCCGTCGGCGCATGGGCCATCGAGACCCGCCTCGCCGCCCTGTGGCGCGCCGAGCAGCGCCGCCACCGCCGCCCGTAGCCGACCGGCCCGCCCTCGCGCCTCGACCTCGAGGGCGGGCCCGCACCGAACGGAGCACCCCCGTTGACGATCACCCTCGACCACGCCCGCGCCCTGCTCGACACCCCGCCGCCGGCCCCCGTACCCGGACAGATCGCCGTCGAGTCGCCCACCGCGCCGGCCATACCCCCGGGCCTCGCCGCCCAGTTCGCCGCCCGTACGCGGGCCCTCGAGGGCGGACACCGCGAGTGGACCGGCACGACCCGTACCGCGTCCGGCGCCGGCCGTTTCCGCCACAAGGGCCGCGACTACACCAGCTATCAGGCCGCGTTCATCCTCCGCACCGGCCGCGCCCCCGTCGGCAACGTCCGCCCGACGTGCGACATGCCCCGATGCTGCGACCCCGCCCACGTCGACGACCAGTCGACCCGGCAACGCGACCGCGCAGCCCTCGCCGCCGTCAAGGGCATGGAGCACCGCGCCCCCGCGTGCGACCACGACCAGACCGAGCACGGCCGCCACCGCGCCGACGGTAAGCGGTACTGCAACGCGTGCAACAACCCCCGGGCGCCCCGCCCGTGCGAGCACGGCAACCCCGGATGCGGGCGCACCGACACCCGCCCGTACGTGTGCGGGCCGCGGTGCGACGAGCACCAGCCCGCCAACACGCGCCCGTACTTCAAGCCCGCCCCGTGACCGGCCCCGGGGCGAGCACTCCCCCGCCCTCGCCCCGGGCGCACCACCACGCACCATCGAACGGAGATACGCGGCATGGCCCGCATTCGCACGATCAAGCCCGAGTTTTTCACCAGTCTCACGGTCGCCGACCTCACCCCCGAGCAGCGGCTCACGTTCATTGGCCTGTGGACGCACTGTGACGACGAGGGCCGCGCCGTCGACGACGCACGGCTCATCAAGGCCGCCGTTTGGCCGCTCGACGACCGCACCGCGGCCGACGTAGAGGGCGACCTCGCCGCACTCACTGAGTCCTCACTGATCACTCGCTACACGCTCAATCGCAAGCCGTACATGCAGGTAAACGGGTGGCGGGAACACCAGCGGATCAACCGACCGACCCCGAGCAAGCTCCCCGCCCCCGAGCAGGGCGAAACGACCCCCACACCCCCGCCGACCAGCGGAAATGACGACTCACCGGCCCCTCAGGCACAACTCAGTGAGGACTCACGCCCGGAAAGGAACAGGGAACAGGGAAGGGAACAGGGAACAGGGAACAGGGACCTCGAGCCGTCGGCGCCTGCTCCGCAGCTCCCCGACACGGCGCAGCTGCGCGAGGACGTTGAACGCGTCTGCACTCACCTCGCCGACCGCATCGAGGGCAACGGCAGCAAGCGGCCGACGATCACGAAGACGTGGCGGACCGCGGCCCGCCTCATGCTCGACCGCGACGGCCGCACCGAGGAGCAGGTACACGGCGCCATCGACTGGTGCCAGGACTCGGACTTTTGGCGTTCCAACGTGCTGAGCATGCCGAAGCTGCGCGACAAGTACGACACGCTGCGCCTACAGGCCACCCGACCGGCCCCCGGCGGAAACGTCGTCCCCATCGGCGCCGCGCGCCCCTCGACCACCGATCAGCGCGTCGCCGAGGGTATGAGCCTCGCCGCGCGTCTGCGCGCGCAGGAGGCCGCACAGTGACCCCCGCCGACGCCGCCGAGCTGTTGACCCTGGCCGCCGCGTTCGACCGCCGCACCGTCGGCGAGGCCGACGCCCGCGCATGGGCCGCCGCACTCAACGCGATGCCCCTCGACGACGACGCCCGCGAGGCCGTCGCCCGCCACTACGCCGACACCGACCGATGGCTCACGCCGGCGCACGTCCGCCAGCAGCGCGCCAAGATACGGGCCGAGCGCATCGAACGGGCGAACGTGTTCGACGACGGCCGGCCCGACGAGACGCCCGCCCAGTTCCTCGCCCGCCGCCGCGCCCTCACGGCCGCCGTTGCCGACGGCCGCCTCGAGGCCCAGACCGCGTCACAGGCCGTCGGCCTCGCCCCCTCGACCGCGCCGCGGGCCCTCACCGGCGGGCCCGCCCCCGAGGTCGCCGAACGCCTCGCCGCGCTCGGCCGCCGCATCCCCGCCGCCGTCGCCGACGACCTACGCCAGTACCGGCCCGTGCGCGCCGAACGCGAATCGCTCGCCGAGCACGGCCAGCCCGACCCGCTCGACGTGCCGTGCCCGTACGACCCGTGCCGCGCCGCCGCCGGCGAGCCGTGCCGCATGGGCAAGAACCGCGCCAAGCGCCGCAGCAGCCCCCACCCGACCCGCCTCGACCTCGCCACGGCCCGCCACCACGCCCAGGAGTCCGCCGCATGAGCACGCCCAAGCAGGCACGCCAGTACCGCCGCAAGCCGAGCACCGGCGACCGGACGAAGAACAGCAACGGGTACCGCGTCGAGGCCAGTTGGGACACCCGCCCAGACCGGCCGGCCGTCAAGGTCACCCCCGACAAGCGCGCCGCCCGCCGCCTCGCCCGCGAGTGGTCCGAGCAGGGCGCGTACGTGATCGTGCAGGAACGCGACCGCTTCCAGTGGCGGACGCTGTACGAGCTCGACGGCCCCGCCCTGCTCGCCGACCGCGCCGCCCTCGAGCAGGCCGCGGCCGAACGCGAGGCCCGCGCCCGCAAGTTCGCCGCACAGCAGGCCCGGGCCGTCGAGCTCGAGCGCCGCCGCCGGCACCGCCTCGCCGCCGAAGCCACCACACACGCCCGCACACTCATGAGCCCGCCGGCGATCGTCCGGCCCGAGAACCGGCAGCGCGCCCGCCACATCACCGGCGCGCAACGATGATCCCCGCCGCAGCGCGAGCCGCCGCCCGCGCCGCCGCATTCGATGCCCACCGGCAGGCAGTTGACCACCCCGAGGACCTAGCCGAGCACGTCCTCGACGCCCTCGCGGACGCCGGATGGACCATCACCGCGAAGCGACCCGAGACGACCGACCAGCCGGCCGCGTAGCGCCTCGAGCAGGGGGGCGTAAGCCCGTAACCACCGCGCCCCCCTGCCTGCTAGCTTTCTGTCCAGACAGAAACCATGTCTGTCCAGAAAGAACATTCAGACCGACTCCCCGAACATCCCGCCCGGAGGTACATCCCCGATGCCTCGCCCCACCGCCGCAGAGCGATTCGCCGCCAAGGTGAACACCGCCGGCCCCCTCCCCCTTATCCGCGGAGTACACGGCCCCTGCCACGTGTGGACGGGCGGCACCAACGACAAGGGATACGCGACGTTCCACGTCGACGGCCGCACCGTGAAGGCATACCGGTACGCGGTCGAGCAGGCCGACGGCCACCCGATCGCCCCGGGCCTCGAGGTCGACCACCGATGCCGCAACCGCGCCTGTGTCCGCCGCGACCACCTCGAGCCCGTCACGCACCGCGTGAACATCCTCCGCTCGACGAACCACGTCGCCCGCCGCGCCGCCGTCACGCACTGCCCCGCCGGCCACGCCTACGACGAGGCGAACACCTACCGCGCCAAGAACGGCACCCGTAAATGCCGCGCGTGCAAGCGCGAGCAGGCCCGGGCCCGCCGCGCCGCGGCCCGCGAGCAGCAGCTCGCCCCCGTCGCGCCCATCAACCCCAGCACCGCCCCAACCCCCGAAAGGCAGGCCGCCTAACCCATGGCAGGCGAGACCACGATCACCGTGATTGGCAACGTCGTTGCCGACCCCGAACTCAGGTTCACCCCGTCCGGCGCCCCCGTCGCGAACTTCCGAATCGCCTCGACGCCCCGCCATTTCGACCGCCAGACGAACGAATGGAAGGACGGCGACCCGCTGTTTCTCGGCGTGTCCGCGTGGCGCCAGCTCGGCGAGAACGTCGCCGAGTCCATCCAACGCGGCACCCGCGTTGTGGTCGTCGGCCGACTCACGCAGCGCCAGTACGAAGCGACCGACGGAAGCAAGCGCAGCAGCTACGAAATCACCGCCGACGAGGTCGCCCCGTCGCTCAAGAACGCGACGGCCGCCGTCACCAAGACGACCGGCAACGGCGCCCAGCAGCAGGGCGGACACGGCCAGCAGCAGAACGCCGGCTACCGCCAGCAGCAGCCCGACCCGTGGGCGACGCAGCAGCAGGGATACAGCGACGAGCCCCCGTTCTAGCCCCCGCCGCGACCGGGCGCCACGTCCGGTCGCGGCCCGCCCCGCGCGCGCGAGCAGCGCGACCCCCTCGACCTCACCGAGCCGATTGGAGCCTCACCGTGGCCCGCATCCCCGACGCGATTTCCGTCGCTTCCCTCGACACTCACTGTCTGATCGTCGCCGTCCCGAACGACGGCCCCGCCGAAGTGTCGTCGTCCCTGCCGCGCCCCGTCGCCGCCGGCATCCTGCGCCAGCTCGCCGACGGCCTCGAGCGCCAGCAGTGCCCGACCGCCCTCGCCACCGGCCAGCCGTGCCCCATACACGACGCCACCGACAACGCGCCGCGCCGGCCCGCCGGACTCGACGACCTGCTCGACCACGTCGCCGGCCACCTCGACGACGACCAGCTCGCCGCCGAGCAGCCGGCACCGCCCAACCTCGCCGACGCGTTCGCCGCGTTCGGCGCCAAGATGCGCGCCGCCCTCGAGCAGACGGCCGCCAACCTCGCCGCGTTCGCCGAGGCACAGCAGCGGCCGGCCGAGCAGGCCGTCGAGGAGCAGCCGGCCACCGACGACGACCCGCGCCCCGTGATCGAGGTCGACCTCGAGCAGCCGGCCACCGAGCAGGCCGTCGAGGACACGCTCGCCGACGGCACCGTTCGGTGCGCCCACGAGTACGGCCTCATGCGCGATTCCTGCCCCGGATGCGACCACGAGCAGGAGACGCCCCACGAGGCCGACCCCGTCACCGTCCGCCCGTCATGGGCCAAGCGGAACATGCGCCGTTGCCGACGCTGCGCGCTGGTGCCCTCGCACCCCATCCACAAGGCCAAGCGGGCCGAGCAGTGAGCACCCTCGCCGCCCTCGCCGTCGTGGCCGTCGTCCTCGCGTCCGGGGTACCGCTCGGCCTGTGGGCGTGCCGCCGCGACCCCGGACCCCTCGCCGGCCGCCGCACCCACCGCGACGCCGACCGCGCCCTGTTGCGCCTCGCCCGCAGCGAGGGCCGATGCCCCCGCGGCTGCACCACATGTCGAGCCCTCACCGAACGCGCCAAGGGAGACCAGCGCCCATGACCAGCCACCCCACCGACACCGCGCCGGCCGCCGTCGACGACCAGCTCGAGGCCGAGCCGGCCGAATGCTCCGAGTGCGGCCGAGCGCTCAAGTACCCCGCCGACGACGGACTCGGCCCCGTGTGCCGCCGCAAGCTGCGCGCCGCGGCCGAGCAGGAGGCCCGCCAGTGACGCGCCGCACCATGGCCGAGCGCAAGCGCCGCGGAGCCGAACGCGACGCCCGCCGCGAGTCCCTGTTCGTCCTGCTCTCCCGCATGCAGCGGGGCGCCCTGCTCGAGGCCGAACGGCCCCTACTGCGCGCCCACGTCGAGGCCGAGCTCGCCGAGTCCGACGAGTTGCGCCGCACCGTCGCCGGCCAGCAGACCGCCATACAGCGCACCGGCCGCCGCCTCGAGGCCGCCGAGGACGCGATACGCGAGGCCGAACAGCGCGCCGCGGACGCCGAGGAACAGCTCAGGATGTACCGCGTCGTCTACGGGCCCGACGCGATGAAGGTGCACCGCGCCGCCGAGCAGCGCGCCGAGCAGGCCGAGCAGGCCCTCGCCGCCATGCGCCAACAGCTGTACGACACGCAGCTACGCCGCGACGACGCCCGCGCCGGCCGCGAGGACGCCGAGAAGCGCGCCAGCACGGCCGAGCTCGAGGCGACCAAGGCCGAGGCCGCCCTCGCCCACGTCCGCAACGCGCAGACGCTCGGCGAAGCCCTCGCCGCGGTCGCCCGGTACGACGGCCTCACCACCGAAGCCGCCGCCGCACACGCCGCGTTCACCGACGCGGCCGACTCCACCCGGGCCCGCCTCGACGAGCAGGCACGCGAGCACGCGATCGAGCTCGCCACCATGGCGCGCCGCGCCCGCACCGCCGAGGCCGCCCTCACCCGCGTGTGCAACGCGCGTCAGTGGGCCGATGTGTGGTCCGCGCTCGGCATGTACTACGGGTGGACGCCCGAAGAGGCCGGCCAACAGGCCCGCGGCCGGCGCCTCGAGTCCGAGCGCCGAGCCGAGCGCTACCTCGCCGAGGCCCGCGATTGGCGCGTCTACTGCCTCGCCGCCGAGCAGCGCGCCGCCCGTCACCTCGCCGCGTGGCAGTCGGCCCGCCGCCGCGCCCGCGCCACCGCGACCGAGCTCGAGCGCATACACGGATGGCTCGCCCATTGGGCAGACCGGGCCCGGGCCGCCGAGCCGCGCCTCGACCGCCTCGCCGGCGCATGGCGCAGCGCCCGCCGCCGCGCACAGGAGCGCACCCGCGACGCCTACGCGAACGCCGCCGAGTACCGCGAGGCCGCCGCCGCCCTCGAGCAGCACCTCGCCACGTGCGCCAACGAACCGATCGGCTACGCCCTCGCCGACCAGTAGCCAGCCCCGGGCGCCCCGCACCTCGACCCGCGGGGCGCCCGCCCTCGAGCACCAGGAGCAGCACCGCATGACGACCGCCCTCGCCGTCCCCCTCGCCGCGCGCCGCGCCGCGGACGACCTCGCCGCCGTACGCGAACAATGGGGCGACCTGCTCGCCGCGACCGAGCGCCGACCGGCCGAACAGTGGCCGCCACGCGAGGCCCGCGGATTCCTCGACCAGCTCGCCACCGACGACCGCGCCGACGACGACCTCGACGAGCAGCCGGCCGAGCGCGTCGGACGGTTGCCGCTCATCCTCCGCGAGCACCCCGCCCCGCTGAATCTCGACGCCCTCGACGCCGCCCTCGCCGTCGAGCGCGACCTGTTCGACCTCGCCGACGCCCTCGCCGAGCAGGTACAGCGGCCGATACGCACGGGCCGCGACGACCGGGGCCGCTTCATACAGGACCGGGCCGACGCGACCGACCCGGCACGATGGCACTACCAGGCGCAGACCTCGCCCGGATCGCGCGCGTACGGCCTCCATTGGGCCGCCGTATGGGTCGAGGGCCGGCTACTCGGCGAAGACCCGGGCGACCTGTTCCGGCCCGTGCCCCCGCTGTTGCTCGACCACGCCACGGCCACCGCGGCGAGGGCGCGCCGGCACGTCGAGCGCGCGCTCGGCCGCGACGGCCGGACGACCACCCTCGACGATCCGTGCCCATGGTGCGCCGGCCCGTTGACCGGGCGTACGCACCCCGGGGGCGAGCCGCTGGTCACCTGCTCGACCGGGCCCGGATGCGGGGCGCCTGTGACGCTCGACCACCGGGGCCGGCGGGCATGGCGGGGCGCCGAGCTGGTCGGCCTGTTCGTCGCCCTCGACACGGCACGCAAGGGCGAGTAGGGCCCGGGGGGTGAACGGGCAAGGGGCGTACCGGAGTTGACCGGGCGCCCCTTTGCTCGAGCCGCTTGTGTAGTCGTTACACAAGCGGCTACAGTTGGCAATCCGCCGGACCTCACCCGGCGGACAGCCGGACCTCACCCGGCACCACCGACCAGCCAAGGGAGCAACCCCCGATGAGCGTCACAATTCCCGGAGCCCTCGCCGACCACCTCGCTTGCCAGTACATCGGCGACGCCGAGACGGCCGCCGCCCTCGACGCCGCCCGCCGCGGTCGAGGCCGAACGCTGATCATCGAGCCGACCAGCACCCGCGTACTGCACGTGATCAGCCGGCACGCCGAGCACATCCTCAGCATTCGAGGCGCCTACAGCCGCGCCCAGATCGCCGCCGCCCGCCTGTGGATTCAGCGCGCCGGCCAGGCCCCCGCGATCCTCGCCCACCGGTTCGACGACACCGAAGAGGCGTACAACATGACCCAGTGCCGCGACGACATCCGCGACGGCGACGTACTGATCATCGAGCGCGAGGGCGTCGTCGGATTCCTGCGCTCCGCGTGGCCGGCCGCCCTCACCACCGCACACGGCGAGCTGCACCGCATCGAGGGCGACCCGCGCACCATCGACGACGGCCGGTACGCCGCGAGCGTCGAGGCCGCCGAGCAGGCCGCCCGCGAGCTCGAGTTCCCCCTCGCCGCCGAGCAGCAGCTCGACGCGGTCGAGGCCGACGAGGCTGCCAGGTTCGAGGCCACCGCGCGCGCCGTCGACGCCGTCGAGCACGCCGAGCAGATCGAGGCCGCGGTCGCCACCGTCGAGGAGGCCGAAGCCCTGTACGCCGCGCGGCTGGTCACCGAAGCCGACGCCACCGACGGAACGTGGCGGGGCGCGTGGATCGGCCAGCAGCCCGACGACGGCCTGTTCGCCCTCGAGCCGGCCGTCGAGCAGGGCGCATTGTTCGACGACCGCGCCACCGTCGAGCCGGCCCTCGAGGGCGAGGTCGAGCGCGTCGAGTTCGCCGCCCCGGAGGTCACCCGCGCATCCGTCGACGCCTACCTCGCCCGCACGTACCCCGCCCTGTTCGCCCCCGAGCAGCCGCAGCCCCTTGCGCTCCCGCCCGTGCAGATGTGGGCCGTAACGCACCGCGTCGTGATCCGCGGCGAGTGGCAAGGGCTGATCATGTGCGGACTCGGCCGCCGCGAGGCCCGCGACCGCGCCGACGTGCTGCGCTACACCGGCAGCAAGTCTGTTGAAGTCGTTCCGTGCGAGCACGGCCCCCACGCCCACCGCGACGCGCAGCTCGCCGCACGCTGCGAGGGTTGCGGATACCAGATCCCCACCGGTACCCAGTGGCACGACGCATGCCGCCCCCGCCCGCGCCCGACCCCGCTCGACCGCGCGCGCCGCGCCGCCGAGATCAGCGCCGGATTCGACCGCGCCCTCGAGGCATCCGCCCGCGTCGCCGCCCTCGACGGCGAGCCCCCGTTCTGACCAGCCCGACCGGCCCGCCCTCGACCCGAGGGCGGGCCCGACCCGACAGGAGCAGCACGACATGAGCACCAGCGACCAGCCCGCCGACAACGAGCAGCCGACCACCGCGCCCGCCGAGCAGGCCGTCGACATCGAGGCCCTGCTCGAGCGCGCCCGCCTCGCCCGTCCCGACCGGCCCACCCTCGCCCGACAGCTCGACCGCCCCGACGACCCCAAGACGCGTCTACTCGCCGACATGCTCGACGTGTTCAACAAGCACGAGCGCGAGACCGCCGCCGCCCGCGCCGCAGCAGGCGACCCCAACCCGTACGACCTCGACCCGTTCGAGCCCGTGCACGACCTCGCCAACTACTACGCCGAGCACCGCGACGACCCCGCCAAGGTCGCCGAGTTTCACGACCAGCTCGCCGACGAGCTCGACCTCGCCGACATTCGCGCCCTACGCCTCGCAGGCGAGGCAGCGGTCGCCGCTACGCCCCGCGTGATCCGGCAGGCCAAGGACCGCGGCATGAAGCCGGACCGGATCGCCGCCGAGCTCGGCCTCACCCCGTCGCGCGTCTATCAGATCTTGCGCGAGCTCGACGCCAAGCAGGGCAAGCAGCCGGCCGCCGACGGCGACCAGTAGCCCGAGAAACAACGCGGGCCCGATCCGGCGACCTCACCGCCGTACGGGCCCGACTAACCACGATGGGAGCAACCCCCGCCATGGCCAAGCCCAAGACTACCGAGCAGCAGCAGCGCCCCAACCTCCCGCCCGAGGTCGGCCGATCCCTGTCCGTGCGCATCCTCGACGAGGGCATGTACGACGATCTGCGCGTGATCATGCAGACCGGTTGTGATGCGTCCGCCGCCGTCCGACAGGCGTTGCTACTGGTCGCGAATGTGTACTACGAGGCATGGAACCGCGGCCTCACCCCGCCCGGAGTCACGCCCCAAATCGTGTCGATGAACGTCAAGCCCACACGGCCTGTCCGACGCGCTGATCAGGCCGTATGACGACGACGCGCCCCGCTGTACGACACGGCGGGGCGCGTCGTACGACCGGACGCGCCGCGGCCCGCGCGCGTGTCCGACACGTGCCGGACACCGAGAGTTGCAGCGTTACCGTTCCGTGATCTACTGTTGGCCGCGTCTTCCGCGTGCCCGAAAACGGAGCGCGCGCCACGCCCCGTCGCACACCGCGGCGGGGCGTTTCGCATGCCGCGACGACCGCGCCCGGGGGTGAGCATGGGACGCCCCGTCAACGACCGCGACCGCAAGCGCGTGCGCGAGCTGCACGCCGCCGGCAAGTCCCGTAACGAAATCGCCCGGGCGATCAAGCGGTCGCCCTCGACCGTTTCGAAGATCGCCGCCGCGTTCGAGCCGCCCCTCACGTTCGACCGCGCCGCCGAGGTCGCCGTCGCCACCGAGGTACGCCGCGCCGACCTCGCCGCCCGCCGCGCCACCCTCGCCGAGCAGCTGCACACCGACGCCGAGCGCCTACGGGCGCAGCTGTGGGAGCCGTGCACGATCGGGGCGTTCGGAGGCAAGGACAACATTTGGAACGACACCCGCCTCGAGCGGCCGACGTTCGGCGACCAACGCCAGATCCTCGCCGCGACCGGTACCGCGATTGAGAAGTCGCTCAAGCTCGCCCCAGCGGCCGGCGGAGAGGGCGCCGAGCAGGTGCGTTCGATGCTCGGAGCGCTCGGCGAGGCATTGACCCTCGCGGCCGGCGACGACGACGCCGACGACGACGGGGGCGCCGACGGGGGGTGACGCGTGCTCGACCTCGACGCGTTGCCCCTCTCCCGCAAGCAGCTGCGCAGCATCGGCCGCGCCACGGCCCGTATCAACCTGTGGCACGGGTCGGTGCGCAGCGGAAAGACGATCGCCTCGCTACTGGCGTTCGTGATCGCGGTCGCCACCGCGGGCCCGTCCGGACTGATCATCATCTGTGGGCGCAGCTTGCAGACGATCGAGCGGAACGTGTTCGAGCCGTTGCAGGATGCCGCCCTGTTCGGCCCCCTCGCACGGCACGTGCACCACACCCGCGGGGCGACCACGGCGACGATCCTTGGGCGCACCGTCCATCTGATCGGCGCCGCGGACACCCGGGCCGAGGGCCGGCTACGTGGCCTTACCGCGCAGCTCGCCTACGTCGACGAGGCAACCCTCTTGCCAGAGGGATTCTGGACGCAGCTACTCGCCCGCCTGTCCGTGCCCGGGGCGCGCCTGTTCGCCACGACGAACCCCGACTCGCCCCGCCATTGGCTCAAGGTCGGATACATCGACCGCGCCGCCGAGCTGAATCTCAGGGCGTGGCACTTCCGGTTGGCCGACAACCCGTCGCTATCGGCCGAGTACGTCGCCGACCTCACCGCCGAGTACGTCGGCCTGTGGCGCCGGCGCATGATCGACGGCGCATGGGTGGTCGCCGAGGGCGCCATCTACGACATGTGGGATGAAGCCGAGCACGTCGTCGACACCCTGCCCGAGATGCGCCGCTACTGGTGCGGCATCGACTACGGCACGACGAACCCGTTCGCCGCGTTGCTGCTCGGCGAGGGCGTAGACGGCCGGCTGTACGTGTGCGCCGAGTGGCGGCACGACTCCCGCGCCATGCACCGGCAGATGACCGATGCGCAGTACAGCGCCGCCGTACGGGCGTGGCTCGCAGGGTGGCGACACCCGAGCGCAGGCCCGGACGCGCCCGCGGGCGTGGCGCCCGAGTGGACGTTCATTGACCCGAGCGCCGCATCGTTCAGTACGCAGATGTGGGCCGACGGACACCCGGGCCTCGCCAAGGCCACCAACGATGTGCGCGACGGCATCCGATCCGTGGCCGTCGCCCTCGCGGCCGGCCGACTGTTCGTGCACCGGTCCTGTACGGGCCTGCTCGCCGAGCTCCCCGGTTACAGCTGGGATCCGAAAGCGACCGAGCGGGGCGAGGACGCCCCGATGAAAGTCGACGACCACTCAGCCGACGCACTGCGGTACGTCGTGCACTCGACGGCGCACGAGTGGCGCCACCTGCTCACCGCGCCGCGCCACGAGGAGGACGACGCCGCATGATCACCCTTCCCGTACGACTCACCGTCGGCGACCACACGACCGAAGTCGGCGAGCTCGAGCTCGAGGACGGCGACAGCATCCGGCCCGCCCTCGCCGACCTGTTCCGTTCCGCGGCCGACGCGCTCGACCACCTCGAGGAGGTCAACGCCAATGGCACTTCCTGAGAACGGGGCCGCGTGGCCGCCGCCGAGCTGGTCGAAGCACTACGCCGAGATGCGCGTCGACGACGCGTGGTACAGCGGAGACCGGGCGCGCCTCTCCCGGATCTACAGCCACCACCCGCGGCCGGCCGAGCGCCGCCGCCTGTGGGGGCGCCGCAGCATCGAGCACCGCGCCGGCCGCCGCGAGCACCGCCTACACGTACCGCTCCCGGGCGACATTGCCCGCACGTCCGCCGACATGCTGTTCGCCGATATGCCGACGATCACCGTCGCCGACGCGACGACACAGGCCCGCCTCGAGCAGCTGCTCGAGGCGGGCCGCGTACAACAGACGTTGCTCGGCGCCGCCGAGCAGGCCGCCGCGCTCAGTGGCGTGTTTCTGCGCGTGATGTGGGATCGCGAGCTCGCCGACCGGCCGCTGTTGACCGTCATGCAGCCCGACGCCGCGTTGCCCGAGTTCCGATTCGGCATGCTGCGCGCCGTCAACTTCTGGCGTGAGCTCGAGGGCAGCAACGAACACACCGTGTGGCGGCACATCGAGCGCCACGAATCGGGCCGCATCCTGCACGCCCTGTACGAGGGCACCGTCGACAACATCGGCCGCGCCGTTCCGCTGGTCGAGCACCCCGACACGGCCGAGCTGGTCGACGGCCTCGACGCCGACGGAGTCAGCATTGCCACCGGGATACGCGACCTCACCGCCGCGTACATCCCCAACATGCTGCCGAACAGGCTCAACCGCTCGAGCCCGCTCGGCCGCAGCGACTACCAGGGACTACACGACCTGTTCGACGCCCTCGACGAGACGTGGACAAGTTGGATGCGCGACATTCGCCTCGCCCGCGCGCGGCTGATCGTCCCCGATGGCTACTTGCGCAGCGAGGGCCCGGGCAACGGCGCATCGTTCGACGACGATCGCGAAGTCTGGCACTCACTCAAGATGCCGCCCAACGAGGGCGCCGCGATCACGATCAATCAGTTCGATATCCGAGTCGCCGAGCACCAGGCGACGGCCGAGGCGACCGTACGGCAGGCCGTCCAGACGGCCGGCTACAACGCCCAACAGTTCGGCCTCGAGGGCCGCGGCGAGGCCGTCACCGCGACGGAGGTCGACAGCCGCGACCAGCGCGCCATGGTGACCCGGAAGAAGAAGGCCGGCTATGCCCGGCACGCCCTCGCCGATCAGCTGCACGTGATGTTGCAGCTTGACGCGTTGCAGTTCGGGCAGCAGATCAAGCCCGAGCGCCCGCGCGTGGAGTTCGGCGACGGAGTCGCGGAGTCGGAGCAGTCGACGGCGACAACGCTCGACCTGCTCGCCCGGGCCGGCGCCGTATCCACCCGTACCAAGGTCAAGTGGCTGCACCCCGATTGGGACGACACGACGACCGATGCCGAGGTCGCCGCGATCCTCGCGGAGACCGGAGCCGGCGCGCCCGACCCCGTCGGAACGTTCCCCATGGCCGCGTGACCGATCGGGGGTGACCGGTGGCGATTCACCCGGGCATGGTCGAAGACCTCGCCGCCGGCACCCGCGATCTGTACGCACAGGCCGAGGAACGGCTGTTGGGCATCATCGCCCGCCAGCTCGCCGACGGCCTCGACGCCCCCGGATGGGTCGAGCGCAAGCTCGCCGCCGTACAGGCGTTGCGCCGCGCCTCGACGGCCGTCGTCGACGAGCTCGGCCGCGCCGTCGAGCTCGAGGTGTTCGACGTAGTCGCCGAGTCCTACAACCGCGGACACCGCGCCGCGGTCGCCGAGCTCGGCGCACTGTCCGACGACGCGCGCCGGCTGGTCGACGACGTGACCCCGAACGCACAGGCCGTCGACCGCCTCGCACAAGAGACCGTCGACGTAGTGACCTCGACCCACCGCAGCATTCTGCGGGCCGTCGTCGACGGTTTCCGGGCGATCGTCGCTCAGGTCACGGCAACGCCCCTGCTCGGCACCGGCACCCGCCGGCAAGCCACACAGGACGCGATGCGCCGTTTCTCCGATGCCGGGATTCGGGCGTTCGTCGACAAGGCCGGCCGCCGATGGCAGCTCACCAGCTACGCCGAAATGGCCGTACGTACCAGCGTGGGGCGTGCCGCGACGGAAGCGCACATGCGCACCCTCGCCGACGCCGGTATCGAGCTGGTCGTCGTCAGTGACGCGCCGCGCGAGTGCCCACTCTGCCGCCCGTGGGAGGGCAAGGTACTGACCATCGGAGGGCCCGCCGGCGAGCGTACGGTCGAGGTCGAGCACGCCATCGAGGACGGCCGCATGGTCCCCGTGCGCGTCGCCGGATCGCTCGACGAGGCCCGCCTCGCAGGGTTGCAGCACCCGAATTGCCGGCACAGCGTGTCGGCCTACACGCCCGGACTCACTCAGACCGAGCAGGTCGAGAGCGACCCCGCCGGCTACGAGGCCGGCCAGAGGCAACGCGAGATTGAGCGGCACATCAGGAAGTACAAGCGCCGCGAGGCCGCCGCCGTCACGCCCGAAGCGAAGCGGGCCGCGGCCGGCAAGGTGCGCCAGTGGCAAGGCGCCATGCGCGACCACCTCGCCGCGCACCCCGACTTGCGCCGGCTACGCCACCGCGAGCAGCCCGGAGCGTCCAACTTGCCGCCGGCGACGACCGCGCCGACGGCCGAGCAGGTCGAGGCCGCGCGCCTGTGGTCGGGCGACGAGCAGACCCCGCGCGAGATGAGCGACGACCAGCTCGCCGCCGCCATGCGTTCGAACCTGCTCGACGACCGCGCCCGCGCGCGCGTCGAGGGCGAGGCCGACCGCCGAGACCTCGAGGACCTGCTCGCCCGCGTACGCCCGGGCGGCACCCTCGCCGAGGACCTGCTCGAGTTCAGCGACACCGAGCTCGCCCGGGCGTTCCCTCACCTCGACGACGGCGACGCCCGACGCGTCATGGCGGAGATGGACCGCCGCGACCTCGCCAGCCGGCTACCGGGCGTGGCGCCCGAGCTGGTCGGGCTGTCCGACCGCGACCTCGCCGCCCGCGCCCGGGGCGCCGACCCGGACACGCTCGCCCGGATCTCCCAGGAGGCCGGCCGCCGCGACCTGCTCGGCCGCATGTTCCCCGGCGGGCACCTGCTCGCCGACCTCACCGCGGTATCCGACGACGAGCTCGCATGGTGCATGCAGTACGCGAACGCCGACGAGCTCGCCCGGATTGCTGCGGAGATGGACCGCCGCGACGCCGTCGACATGCCGCAGCCGGCCAGCACGGGCGACGCCGTCGAGGACCTGCTCGCCGACCGCGACGCCCTCGCCGAAGCGATGGACCCCGCCCCCGATCCGGAGACGTGGGGAACTATCGCGGAAGCCGATCAGGAGCGCGCCGACGGCGACCAGCGCGACGAGGCGTTTTGGTCCCAAGTCATGGCCATTGCCGCCGCCAAGTTCGGCAGCGACGACGGCGACGACGGCGAGGAGCACGACGAGCGGCACCGCATCACCCGCCGCGAGGCCCGCGAGATGTACGACGAGTATTGCTATCGGCAGTACCTCGCCGCGGAGGAGGCAACAAACGGGTACCTGCTCACCCGTAAGGCCATGGGCGAGGGGCGTAACCCTGCCCTGTTGTTCCGCGGGCCCGCCCGTATCGCGTACGCGCACGCGTCCGACGAGCTAAAAGATTGGTGGGCGGAACACGGCCGACTCACACAGGCCGAGTTCATCGAGCAGGTGACCGGCAAGCCGCAGCGATGGGCCGCCGCCGCCTCCATGAACAAGTGGGCCGAGGAACAGAAGAGGTAGCCGTATGGGCACGCGCGAGGACATCACCCGGGCAGTCACGGCCGGCCGCGAGGCCGGCGACCGTGGCGACCCGCCGACCGTGTGCCCCTACCCGGGCACGTCGATTCTGCGTACCGCATGGATCAGGGGATACGCCGAGCGGCGCCCCATGGCCGCGCAGCCCGAACGCCTCGACTAGCACACGCCACCGACAACGGCGCACACCGCGCCAACCTACAGACCTCGAGGGCCCGCCTAGTGCGGGCCCTCGCGCATGTCCGAGCAGGCCCGCCAGGAGCGGCCCCGGGCGCGCAGGGACGACCGCCAGGAGCGGCGCCCACCCGCACGGCCAGACGCCCGCCAGGAGCGGGCCCAAGCAGCCCCAGGAGGGCGACCCATGAGCGACGACAACGGCACCACGACCGGCCAGCAGGGCACCGGCGAGGGCGGGCAGCAGGGCGGGCAGGACCCGACCGGCACCGCGCCGAAGCCGACCGCGCCGCCCAACGGCCAGGCCCCGCAGCAGGGCGACGCCGGCGACCCCGCCGCGACGATCGCCCGACTCGAGGCCGAGCTCGCCGAGGCACGCAAGGAAGCCGGCAAGACGCGCACCACCGCGAAGCAGCGCGCCGCCGACGAGGCCCGTAGCGAGCTCGCGCAGCAGATCGGCAAGGCACTGGGAATCGTCGACGACGACACCCCGCCGGACCCCGACCAGCTCGCGCAGCAGCTCGCCGCCGAGCAGGCCAAGGCCAAGGCGACCGCCGTCGAGCTCGCCGTTTACCGCACCGCGCCGGCCGCGGGCGCCGACCCCGACGCCCTGCTCGACTCGCGCGCGTTCGCCGATGCCGTCGCCAACCTCGACCCGACCGACCCCGACGCCGTCAAGGCCGCCGTAGAGGCCGCGGTCGCCGCGAACCCGAAGCTCGCCGCCAACCCGCAGCCGGCCGGACCGGCCCGCAGTGGCGCCGAGTTCACCGGCCCGCCGAGCAGCGCGCCGACCCCGCAGCAGTTCGCCGCCATGAACTACCGGCAGCGGGCCGAGCTGATGCAGACCGACCCCGATTCGTACCGGCGCCTCGCCGGCACCGCATAGACAAGGAGCCACACCGTGGCTGACACCACCGCCGCCGACCTCATCGTTCCCGAGGTCTGGGCCGACATGTCGCAGGCCCGATTCACCGGAGCCGTGCGCGTGCTCAACTCCGGCGCCGTCCAGACCGACGACACTCTCGTTGGCCAGCCCGGCGACACGATCAACTTTCCGAAGTGGGACGCGCTCGGCGAGCTCGACGACCTCACCGAGGGCGTGGCCATGGACACGACCGTCATGGGCCAGCGCTCGAGCTCGGCCACGATCCGCGAGGCCGGTAAGGCCGTCGAGATCACCGACAAGGCCCTGTTGACCGGACTCGGCGACCCTCGCGACGAGGCACAGCGCCAGTTCGGCATCCTCGCCGCGCGCAAGGTCGACGCCGCGCTCATCGCGCAGGCGCAGGCCGACGAGACCGCGCAGGGTGGCGGCACCCCGTACACGTTCACCACCGCCGCGGGGAAGACCAAGTTCACGTGGGCCGACGCGGCCGTTCCCGCCCTCGCCATGTTCGGCGACGAGTGGGAGCCGTCCGAGTTCGCCGGCCTGTTCCTCAACTCGGCGCAGCAGGCCGAGGCCATGGCCGATCCGCAGTTCATCGACGCGTCCAAGCTCGGCACCGCAACCGCGGTCCGTACCGGACAGGTCGGAGTGATCGCGGGCGTGCCCGTGATCCTGACGAACCGGATCGCCGCGGGCAAGTTCATGCTGCTCAAGAACAACGCGCTCGGCGCCCTCTACAAGCGCCGGCCGATCGTCGAGACGGACCGCGACATTCTCAAGCGCACCACCGTGATCACCACGAACGTGCACTACGCCGTGAAGCGCCTCGACGACAAGGGCGTTCTCGTGGGCACCCTCGCCGCCGCCTGACCACCCGAAGGGAGGGCCGCGCCGTGATGCTGCGCCGCCACCACCGGGGCGAGCCGGACGACGACCAGTCGACCAGCTCGCCCCCATCCGACACCAAGTCGGACACCACCAAGGACGCCCCGCAGGCCAAGGCCGCGGGGCGTTCGTCGTCCCGCAGCAAGCCCAAGGGGGGATGACCGGTGGCCCGGATCTACGCCACCCCCGAACAGCTCACGGCGTGGACCGGGCAGCCGGCCCCGCCGGACGCCGAGCGCCTGCTCGCCCGCGCGTCCGAGGACGTAGACGACGCCCTACTCAGCGCCGTTTACGACACGGACGCGCTCGGCATGCCGACCGACGCGAAGATCGTCGCCGCCCTCGCGGATGCGACGTGCGCACAGGTCGAGTACCAGCAGGCGACCGGCGACGACGGCACCGGCGCCGCGGGCCGATGGGACTCGGTTTCCATCGGCCCTGTGTCCCTGTCCGGGCGCACGTCCGGGCCGCAGGCCGCCGGCGATGTGGACCTCGCCCCGCGGGCGCACCGCGCGTTGAAGCGCGCCGGCCTGCTCCCGGGGGTGATCTGGTGAGCGCCGTCCCCGGATGGCTGTTGCGCCACCGAATCACCGTCGAGCCGTATCTCGGCGACTCGGCGTACGGCCCGCGCTACGGGCCGCCCGTCGAGAACGTGCCCGCGCTGGTCGCCCTCGAGATCCGCACCGTGCGCGACCGCGAGGGCCGCGAGCGTAAGCGCGTGCCGATCGAAGAGGCGACCCTCGAGCGATCGGGCGTGGCGACCGTCGACGAGGGCGAGCTCACGGCCGCCGTTTCGTACGACACCCCGTACGCCGTGCGCCAGCACGAAGAGTTGACGTACCGGCACGACGCCGGCCGCACCGCGAAGTACCTCGAGGGCCCGCTCACAGAGCAGGCCGCCGCGGTCGCCGCGATCATCGCCGCGCAGCTGCGGAGGTCGCTCCGTGGCTGATCTGCTCGACGGCCTCGCCCGCCTGCTCGACGCGGCCGGCCACGCCACGTACGACCCCGACGGAGTCACCGGCGATCTGTTCGTCGAGGAGATGCCGCCGACGCCCGATGCCGCGGTCGCCCTGTGGCTGTACGACGGGGGCGCGCAGGACACCCGCAACGCCTACGACGACGTACGGCTACAGGTGCGCGTACGCGGCGGGCCCGACCCGCGCGTATCCCGCGCCCGATGCCACGCCATCTACAGCGAGTTGCACGGCCTCGCCGGCCTCGAGCTCGCCGACGGTACGTGGCTCACCCTCGCCGCCGCGCGCGGCACGCCGGCCCCGATGGGCCGCGACTCATCCGGCCGACATGAGCACGTCGTGAATTTCGACCTCACGGTATCGGCCCCCACCAAGCATCGAACCGAGTAAGGAGCTACGCCCATGGGACGCCCCATTGACGCGCGCGGCTGGGAATTCGAGGTCGAGAACCACGCGACCCCCGACACGTTCATTCGTATCGGCAACCTCCAGTCGTGGAACGAGAATCCCGGAGAGAACGAGGAGACGGCCGACACGACCGATTTCGACTCCGACGGGTATTAC